GATCTGATATTCGCCTGAGATGGTCAGGCCACCCACTGCCGTTCCACCTGTAAACGTGACGTAATCATTGGTGATGTACCCGCCAGCGGCATCCGTCACAGTGACGGTGGTTGATGCGTTGGTGGTGGCAAACGGGTTGGTCAGCGTGGATAACGATCTGACCGGGGTGATGTCGTAGTAAGCCCCGCCGTTCTCAATATAGAACTTCAGGTTTGTGCCAACCCCCAAAAGGTTGGCAGCGCCCAGCGTTACCCAGGCCCACAGAGAGCGGCAGATACCAACAAATGTGCTGGCAGAAATACGAACCCAGCCGCCAATCTTCTCTGGCGTACCTTGGCGAAAACGAATCTTGTCGCTGTCATACCACCCGTTCTCATTGGTGTACCGTGTGTTTTCTCTGTTTACACCGGGCCTGAGTTGAATTTTTTTGAGTGGCATGATCTACCTTATGACAAGAACATGGCTCGTTCATCAATGCGCCGATTTTGAAGCCCTTTGAGTATTTTCCCACCTCCCAGGCAGTATTTCAATAGCTCATCCGCAGCACCCGCTTTATCGCCCCGAAGAAGCTTTTGACGAAGCGTTGAACGCTGGAGTGTTCCAAGACCGACATTGAAACTAAAGCTAACAAGGCTATCATACATACCTTGTGTAAGGGGAACGGGGCAGAACTGAGCCACTCCACGCTCAAACCTTGCAAGATCGCTTCTGAGAATCCCATCTACTTCTTCCTTTGAAAACGTGCGGCTATCTTCTGGCCGAAGCTGGTAAGCCCCTCTTTGATCCATTGGTAGCTTGCCTTGATCTGGGTAAAGAACATGACCTACTCCTATTGTCCAAAGCTGTGCTGGGCATCGGTATGGCTTGTACCGCACCCCTTCATGGTGACAGATGACCTTGATGGCCCCTGGGCTGAGCTTCATTTGCCAAACGCCCTGCCGCCAAAGTGGAAGGCGATGATCGAGGCGAACAGAGCCTGGGTTTCGTCATCCCACAGTTGGTTTGCCATTTCCGCAAAGCTCACACTGCTGTTGAAGCCGTGCCAGATCAGGGCGCAGTCAATGCCCACCAGAAGCAAGAAGAAGCCGTAGGTGATGACCGGGCGCACGCTGGCACGCAGGTTCTTCATCCAAGTGCTTGTACCCTCGTTTAAACTTGTGTCATGGGCATATATGGCCTGCATCTCAGCCTGTTGAGCGCCGATCAGGGCCTGCTTCTCATTGGATTTGGTTTCCATCTCCAGTTGCTCAGACTTGATATGCTCGACCCGCTCTTGGGCCTCAAAGCCCAGTTTTCGCATTTCTAACTCCCGCTGAATCTGAAGCTGGGCCAGGGCCATCTCATGCTTCTTGTCACTGCGGTCTTGGAAGAATTCCAGCAACTTGGGCAAGCCGCCCATCAGGAAAGAGATCAGGGTTGAAAATAGGGTCAGCATTACTGTTTGCTCCTTGAAAGCATTGTTGCCGCTATGAGCAGCAGGTTGTTAATCTTCTCCATGTCTTCGGGTTGTTCGGCCCATCCAACGGTAATCTGTCCGATGAACCTACTTGGGTCAGGCGGCACACCCACTCTACACCCAAAGGTCATGCCCTTCTCAATGTACCAAAGGCCAATCTCGCTCTGCGCTTGGGTGTAAGACCCGCAGGTTATCTCTCCGGCCATCAGCGCCACCACATCCTTGTTGTTGGCCGCATTGGATGTAAACAGCCCAATGTCCAGCCCGTCATTAATCTTGTCCCGGCCTTCCTTTGTGTAGGCTCTGTGTAGCACCCGTGTGCCAAACATTGGATTGACCTTGAACACCGCTACCACCACCGCCCCGGTATGTTTAAACAAATGGGAGGCGGCATCCTCAATTCTGTCTTCTGCGATGGAGGGCATCTTCTGGTTCTCCCGGTATGCCCCCACCAACAATTCTTGGTTCTGCCAAAGAAAATACCCTGTAAACGTTACCAGCCCCATCACCAGGATGGCGATCAACTTAAACGGGCTGTCCACATAGGCCAGCACCTTGCTCAAGGTGTCATCTGGGTTCGGCTTCTCGTTTGGCATCTTCTTAAACGCTGATGCAGCCCTTTATGCCTTCATATGCCCCTTTGCACAGGGCAAATGCTGTTACTGGATCAATGGCTGCTCCGCAGGCTTGGCTTCTTGGGGCATTGGAACCTGGGGGATGGCTTGCTCACGAATGGCTTGCACCAAGTCAGCAACTTGCTCATAAGGTGCTTTTGCCAATGCGGCCAGGATCATGTTCACTGCGCCCAAGGGCAGTTCCAGTTTGACAGGGGTTGCCAGAGTCTCTTGCTCAGTCATGCGTTTCTCCATAAAAAGCCGCTGTTTGGGCCAGCGGGTTGCCCGTTTTTATTGTGCCGCAGGCCAAGGTACACCTACTGCGGTTACGGGGTTTTTCTGCAATTCAATCTGAGCAGCCAAAGAAGCCTCAACAGCGTCTTTATCCACACCACCTGCCCAGCACCAATCCAATACTTCTTGCATGGTCACGCTGTCATAGGGGATTGTGGGTGTACCGGGTTGCCATGAACAAGTGTTGTACACAGATGCAGAGTAATCCCCATCTGTTGCATTTGCTTGCCAATGGGCTGTGGTGATGAAACCATTTGCGGTTTCGTAGTTGGTTTGACTGATGTTCCAAACGATTGTTGACATGGTTTATTCCTTTAAAGATTAGATGTTAGCGGCGGCAAGGCGTTTACGAAGGGATTGAATTTCAGCAACAAGGTCAGCAATAACTTCAGCAGTTCCCGCTTGCATTCCTTGATAAACAGGATTTCCATTTTCATCTACAGCGTCTTTTGTTCCTGAAACGCTGTTTGCATAAACTTCTTGGAACTTGTGAGCCAAGAAGCCACGGGTGCGTGAGCCGTTAGATTTCCACTCGTACTCAACAGGCTCAAGAGCATCAATACGTGAACCATGTCCTGTGACAGCACCAACAACAGTTTTTAAACGATAGTCTGATGTAGTTCCATAAGTTGTTGTTGTCCCGTTAGTGCTAATCGTTCCTGTATTTACACCATTGCAATTCCAATACGCATAAAGAGCATTTGCGCTATCTGTTTTGCAGTAATAGCCAACAGCACTTGAAGTTGTTCCTTTAGCGTATGCGCCTACTGCTGTTTTATTAGTTGCACTTTGAGCATGAAGAATTCCATCGGTTGAGACATTAGTCGTAGTCCCCACCAGCAAGTTACCGCTGGTATCAAATCTACCGGTCTCCCCAATACCACTAATACCAAAAGTAATAGTAGACAGTGAACCGCCTGTTCCAATATCAAGGCCGTTTGACGGGGTAAAGTAGAAGGCACTGATGTAGGCACTGTTAGCGGCGTTTCTAAATCTAATACTGCCGCCGTTAACCATAGCAAAGTCATTATTGGACAGCCCTGATCCAGTTGTAAGACCCAAAAGCAATTTACCGTTGGAGTCGATACGGGCTTTTTCTGCCCATGCAGAACCGCTGTATGTCCAAAAAGCTAAATTGCTTGCGGCTCCATTTGAAGATGCTGAAATTGTGCCAATTTGCCCAGTGCTGTCATACCCCATAAACACACCACGGGCAGTAGTTGTGTCTTGGAGAAATGTGGCAACACCATAAGCATTTCCTGAAATGTTATAGCCAGTACCAGCCGCTAGTAATTTACCAGTGGTGCTTGTGGCCCCAATACTCAAGTTACCGCTTGCATCAAGGGTCATTGCTTGGGTAAATACTACATCTGTGTTAATTACAGGTGTTGATGTAGACCTAAACCACGCATGCTGCCCATTAAACTGTTCATATCTTGATGCTTTATAAGAAGCCCCGCCGTAAACCCATACAGCACTTGAATTAATATAAGCGTTTGCACCAAATTGTCCGGAATAGCTACTGCCACCAATAAATCCACCAGTTGCATCAGAAAACTGGAGAAACTTATAACCAGCCTGCCAAGCATTAGGCGCAACACCCAATCCCAAGTTACCGCTTGCATCAAGGGTCATTCCCGTAGCACTCAGCGTTCCAGTGACTGCTGCACCTGCTGTTGTAACAGTCAGCCGTGGAGTTGTGTTGCGATCAAGCAATGCCACATCGTATGTTGTGCCTTGCCCATAAAGAACAGCACCATACCCAGTGTTGTGAGCCACAAAGGCTTCGGTAGCACCCGCCGCCGGAAGACTGGGGTTTCCTGTTTGCTTGATTACATCCGTGGCACTCAGCGTAGTAAACGACCCAGCCGCCGCAGTATTAGCACCAACAATCCCATCAAAGTTGGCTGCATTAATTCTTCCGCTTACTCCTAAACCACCTGTAATTACAAGTGTTCCTGTCCCGGTAGTGGTTGAAGCAGTGCCTGCGGTGAAAGTTACTGCACCCGTAACACTCAGTGTCCCATTGACCCTTAAGTTCCCGTTGATATACCCGCTTGCATCAACAAAATCAGAGCCGTTCCAGGCTACTGTGGCAGTGGAAGAGACAGGGATCGTGATGCCCGTGGTTGGGCCTACGCCCCTGATTTTTACCGTGTAGGTTGCCGAAGCATTAATGACCGTGTAAATTTTGGACTGTGCCGGGGCCGTGATGGTGATGTTTGCTGAATGCCCTGTGCAGAGCAGAATAGCCTGTCTCGCCTGATTGGATGCGCCCGTGGTCGTGGTCAGCGTGGTGTCTGCGGAGAGAGTGGTTGTACCGGCAATTGCGGAGTCCAGCAACGATGTGATGCTGTTGTTTACCGTGTCACCCCATGTCCCTGATAATTCGCCCGTGACGGGGAGGGCCAGACCCAAGAGTGATGTGTATGCTGTAGTCATGTTTAAACCTCAAGTTACGACTTCTTCCCAGGTGACGGTCTGTTCATTTGAAACGTCCGACCAACCGGGTGTCTGCGGGTTGCTGATATTTTGCCACGAAGGGGTCTGCGTGTCATCTATAGGTTTCCAATAGACGGCGATCACATCACCCACTGATCCTGTTGCGTTTACACCTGTCAGGGCCAGTATCCTGTCGGCCACCGACATCGTCCCAACAGAACCTGATGCGTCTACACCTGTGAGGGTGATAGATACCTCTTTGACAACTGTTCCAACCGATCCATTCGCTTGGTTGCTGTTCAACGGGACAATCACCCCGCCTGGAGAGCCAAATGCCAAGTTCCCGGTCAGTGCAACTGTTGCGCTTTGGACAACTGTGCCGACTTCCCCGCTTGCAGAAACCCCAGTCAAAGCCGTGCTTGCGCCACCGGTAACAGTTCCAACTTCACCAGAAGCCGTTACGCCCGTCAGGGCCACCAATCTTGATGTGGTAACAGAGCCAACTGCACCAGAGGCCAACACCCCTGTGATTTCTACATCTTTGCTGTGATCGACTGTTCCAACCGACCCCGCCGCAGAAACGCCCGTCAGAGCAACCTCTAGGGTTATCCCTATGTTGCCAACATCCCCATACGCTATATCGCCGTCTTCACCCTCTGAAGTGCTGGGAGCCATCGTCCCAACTGCGCCAGCGGATGACACCCCGGTGAGGGCAATGGTGAGACTTGATGTGACGGAACCTACCGCACCTGTAGCAGCATTTCCTGTGAGGTCAAGAGTACCGCCCCATCCGTTACTCCCCCATGTGTCATCACCCCACCCGAGAGACACGGCTTACCCCTTTAGGTGGTAGCCAAGCGCAACAGAGCAGTCGAAGTCGTGTTGGAAGGCATCGTCAGGGTGAAGGTTCCAGCCGTGATCGTCTGGGAACCAAAGGTGTGGACACTGACCGCCTTGTTGCTCTGTGTTGAGTTATAGATTAACACTGCATCAAACGCCGTGGTCAAAGTCACCGTGGTGTAGCTGATTGAGGCCGAAGGAGTCCAATAGGCCGTGCCTGCGGTTGTCGAGGTGTTTGAGGCCAGCGGAGCCGTTGCATTGGTCACCGTCACGCCACCAGCAGAGTAACCCGTGCCAGACACCTCGCCCGTGGACGAATATGCCGTGGTGGAGGCATTGATCGTTGCCGATGCCAAATACAGGGCAGCTTTAAACGTGTCGGCAGTGGTAGCTGCACGGATCGGTGCAGTGCCAAAGTTGTGAGTTGCAGTCAGAACCTCGCCCAAGAACGAGGTGGTCATTGCTTGTGTGTTTGCCATGATGTTTCCTTTAACCTATAGATGCGGCTTCAGCACCGGCAAAAACCGGCATTTTCTTCAACTGGACATGGACAGAACGGTGAACAAGTTCGCCCTCCAGCCAATACTCAACCCAAGTGGTCAGTTCATTGTCATTGTCCACGGTTCCTTCCCGCTTCTCAAGCAAGGAATCGTCCATTTCGCCTTTGGTGGTTGTGACTATCAATTTGAACTCCTGATCAATGCTGTGGTTGATGTGTTGGCTGGCATCGTAATTAAGAACGTGGTGACCGATGTCTTGTCAGAACCAAAGTCCAACACTGCCACCGACTTGTTGCCCTGGGTTGAGTTGTATATCAAAGCACACCGGGCCGTGATTACACCCGTCCAGGATACATTGTCAAACCCAACATAGGCCGTGTAGTCAGATGTGCTGACGGTAATCCCGGTCATTGTTGCCCCGCCAGCCACATAAGTGCCTGTAGCCGCCACTTCATTGGTGCTGCTGTAAACGGTGGTGTCTTCGTTTAAATTTGCATTGGCCGTGTACAAGGCGATCTTGATCACATCCGTGGTCAAGTCATGGATGCCCTGATAAAGCTCCGCTTTGAAGCTGGTGGTTTGGGTTTGGACAATTGACATTAACTTACCTGAACCCTAACCTGACCATCACGATAAGCATCCTGACGCTGTTTGCCATCACCCAAGTTCTTGAGCAGAGCAATCGACTGAACGTACCGCTGATTGACCAGTGCAACCATATCAGGCTCACCCTTCATGTAGGTGTAAGCCTCGCACATAGTCCCATACAGCAACGCAGAATCAAAGTTGTCGCCCAACCATGTAGTGGACGCAGTCACGATGGACTCTGGGTAGTAGTAATAATGCAACTCAGTGCCATAAGTTGCATTGGGTGTCGGCCCAAGAATGAACGACAACTCGTTCACGTTGGTGGACTGAGGGCCAAAGATGGCGTAGTGCTTGGGAGTACCCGTTGTGGCTGGATTGGGATACGCATCCCGCATGAAGTTCACATCCTTATTGAGCAAGTAGATGTAGCTTCCCCCAGCGTTTGGATAAATGGCAATTGAATAAACAGACAAGAAGTCTTCCGGACATGACAAGTACTTATTGCCAGATGTGATAGTCCCCGTCACGTTCTTACGCAAGTTTGCAATCTGAACCGTGTTGTATATACGCTGTTCAGCCTGCTTGATCATTGTGTCCATGTCCGTTGTGTCGAACGTGTTCTCACAATAATCGCTGACAGCGACTACAAGCTGGGCATAAGTCAGTGCCATAGAAACCTCAACCCATTGGGCCTCTGGACATCACACCTTTGGTGGCGGCTCCCGTCCCACGCATCTTGATGCCAGTGGTCTTGGGTTCAGAATATCCACTGCGGTTGATGTTGCCAACCGACATGTTTACATTCACTGCCTCGCTCCCGTTTGGCCCTTTGCCAGGGTTACTGGAGATGCTGGCCTTCTTCCCATCCATGGTGTGGGGTTCGGCATAGACGCTGGCATCGCCAACCTCTTTGCCCATTACCTTTTTGCTGTATTTACCCATTATTTACTCCCAGATTTCTGGTTCATCGCACGGGAAAGGTTCTTTCCGTATGTCTTACGATCCAAACTGGTGGGGCCGCCCTTCTTCATGCCTTTGGCATGCATGCGGGATTCATGGCCTTTGACCATTTTCTTGGCTTCGGTGTCGGCAATTGCCTTGACTTGTTTCTTGTCCATATCTGCTCCTAAGTTGCGCTAACCGTTACTGTACCAACACTTGTCGTTGCCACCAAGTAATTTGGCGTGAGTTCTACATCAAAGAAGCTGGAACCACCTACAGGTTGCCAACCCCACTGAATGTCTCTTGATCCACCCGATGGATACCCATCCACGTTTACACCCGATGTTACATATGTCGTGTCAGGACGGGGTTGCATCACAGCCTGCGGGTCATCAACCGGATACATACCCAGTTGAAGTTGCGGCTGATCAGGATCCCAGCACTCATCACAAACCTTCAGTTGATACAGCTTGGTCTTGATAACCTCAAATTTAAGCTGCTTCAGCTTGTATCGCTGACCACACCGGTCACACTCGGCAATTGAGTATTTACCTGACGCAAACCTGTTGCCCATTATGAGCCACCAGATCCAATGAATGACTGACGGGGAACCAACCGCAAAGCGGCCTTTTCATGGTCTTCCCCTGCCGCCAGATTGAATTGTTCATCGTAGGTTGCCTTCAGCATATCCATCCGTCCCTGCAATTCAGGAACCTTCATGGCGATGTAGTAGGCCAGCCCCGCCACCACACATGGCAGGAAGCGGAAATTCATGTCGGCAGTCTCTACACCAGCCCCTGCATCCTGCACCCTACGCATGCGCCAGTACACAAACGTGTAGGTGGTGGTGTCATCAGGGGTGGGCCATACTGTGACGGCGGGAAGCTGGGGCACGAAGACGGCAGTGGCAGTTATGTGCGATGCCGCAACGGTGTTTGCTTGCGCCCGGAAGCAGTTGCTCAAAACATTCCCGGCGATGTAGTTGTAATAAATTATTTCATTATCCAGCTTGATATACCCTGCCGCCGCCAAGCCCACAACAGAGTCCAGGGTTATGGTGGTGTCCGTGCTGGTAATTGCGCCATTTAAACTCAATGCAGTTGACCCGGTCTGGCCTGAATTGCGCTGGATCAGAACCTGAATAGGTCTGGCCTGGGTCAGTTTGTTGGGGATCGTGGCATAGGTACTAACGCTTATGCGGGTGATCGTCAGATCAGCCTGATTGGTCGTTGAGTTCTGTCCCGTCCGAATAACGTGCTCCAGAAGATCAATCGTATCGTCCGGTAGGGGATATGTGTTTAAACCGGCGGTCATTTCGAAGGAGCCTTGCTCAATCGTCCACATGTTTAAGCCACGGTTCTGCCATTCGATGGTCATCAAATTCATGGAGCGGCGTGCCGTTCTGAGGTCATAGCCAGACCTCATTTCTCGACCCGCACGCTCCCATGACTCCTCGGCTATCTCCGTGAAGTCCATGTCGAATACTGATGTTCCTGTGGTTGTCATCTAAACCCTGCCGTTTTCTTTGCTATACCCTTGGGTTGAGCCACAAACTGTTTACCTGCCGCCTTACCTTGCCGTTTGGCCTTGGTAGTTGCCGCATACTCAGCAGAAGACAAAGACTTGATTGCCGCTTCGGGAAGATACCTCTCGCCTGTTTTTGACGAAGGCTTCCCCGACTTGGTGCGCCATTTCTGGTCACCCCAGTTTTTCAGGGAAGTCTGTGGCGCTTTCATTCAAAGTCTTCAGCGGTCAAACCAGCATCTTCAAGTGCCAACTCTTCTAAAATTTCGTCCGTGCCACAAGTGCAGGGGCCTTCTTCCATCACGGCGCAATCGCCTGTATGTCCTTTAATCACGATAACCTCCTCCAGCCGCCTTGTATTTCTTGGCGACAAGTTGTGCTTTACGGGCTGACCATTGGCCTGCGCCCGTGCCTTGAGTTGCTGCCGCCTTTACCTTGGACACGATCTTCTTGCGAAGGCCGGGTTTGGTGTAATTGCCTGCGGCATTAACCGTTCCACCGTCTTTATATTGAGTAAAGTCGGTATTGTCCCGGCGCTTCTTGCGCTTTGCCCCAGGCATTTTGGTGGGGTTGATGTCCCCCATTCCACGGCTGGGCAACATCAGCACATCTTCCCACGGGTCTTACCCCGTTGAGCAATGCCATCAGCACGGCTGGATGCAGTACCGCCAGAGGCCATCTTCTTACCCATAGGGTTGCGATACATCAGAGCCGCACCACCCTTGGTTTCTGCGCTGGTGAATCCTGCCTTACGGGCTTTTTCAGAGAAAGAAGGCTTCTTCTTTTTGGGCTTGGGCTTGGTCATCTCAGGCTCTTCACTGTACAACTCACCCGTCTCAGGGTTGCGTTTAAACTTTGATTTAGCGCCAGTTTCTTCATCTATGACATCCTCGCCCATCATCTTGTCTGCACGGGTTTCGGCTATTTCGCCCATGCCAGTAGGTGCGGGACGCTCATCTTCAGCACCGCCAACCAAGCTTTCGTCTTCACCAGCGTAACGCTTCATTTTGTTCATTTTAAACTCCTTAACAGGCCATGCCGCCCTTTTTCAACATCTTCCCTTTGGTCTTGCCACGTTGAGCAATACCATCAGCCCTTGAGGATGCGGAGCCGCCATTTGCCATCTTCTTGGTAGCGCCACGTTTCATTGCAGGCTCAGACTTCTCGCCCTTGGCATACTGCATGGGGGTGATCTTGCCAGACTTAATGGCTTTGGCTTCGGCAAGTTCTTCCTTCATGGATTCCTTACCTTTAAACATGCCGCCCTTTTTCATCCCAGGCATCGCAGGAGCGGCCATAGGAGGACGAGCGCCCATTGGAGGGCGAGGGGCGGGACGGCCACCCATTGTTCGGCCTTTGAGTTTCTCGGCCATCATTGCAAGCATTTTTGGATCCATTGGCATAGCACCACCTCTATTGAATTTTTTGCCTTTATCGGCATTGCTGAAATCTTGTCCCACGGATTGCGGGACACCGGCCTTCTTCGCAAAAGCCGGGTTATGAGCCACAGCTTCCATGAACTTGTGTTGTTTCTTTGACGAGGACGGCATTAGATATACCTCCCCCGTGTTTTGCCCCTTTGGGCAATCCCATCACCCCGTTTAGACGCAGATGATTGAGTTGACATTGTCGTGCGTTTTGCAGGCTTCCGGGCCTTTACCCGTCCACCTTTTTTGAAGTCCGTGGAACCGATGCTGTCCATGTCGTAATTTGCCATGTCTGCGTTCTCGGGCATATCCGACACTGCGCTTTCGTTGTAATCAAATCCAGGCATCGTTGGGGTTTCATCAAAGTAACCCCGGTCGCCTGACATTGATCCAAAGTCTATTGGGGCCTGCTCTTTGGGTCGAATCAGATCACTGATTCCTCCGGGCAAAGCATTGGCGGCTTTGTTTTCATATGCCTGCTGGATGCCACGTTGCTGGGCGCTATTCATGGCCGTCTGCCTATCCATGACTTCGTTTAAGTCTGGGTCAATTTGGCTGTTGATGGCTCGACCACCGGCTTTGATTGCTGAACCCACGGGGTCAGTAACAGCGTCCATTACTTTGCGTGCATTCGCTCTAGAGTCCTCTGGTAGCTGATCAATAACCCTGTCTCGTATATATCGACCAGGGTTCATAACTGCATCCGCACCGGGGATTTTCTCGGCGGCCTTCTGCGCCAAATATCCTTTGATGCCGGTTATGGCATAAGGTATCAATGGTGTAAGTGGGCCTGCCATCACTCACCCTTTTTGACGAATAAGTTCGTCAATCTTTGCTTCAAGGCGGTTAAACCGTTGGTCAATGTGGTCAGTAATTCTTTGCACTTCTGCTTGAGTAACGTAATCACGGGCAACTTCCTCCCTTGTCTTGTTTATCAGAATACTCAAACGAGAAATTTCTTCAAACTTCTCCCGCATCACAAAAACCAACAGCCCTATGAACAGGGTTAAAACTGTTGACCAGATTGAATGAATGTCCATCTCAGCATGCCCACGCCCGGAGGGCTTTGTTAATCCGTGAGTTTGGATCTTTCGCAGTCTTCTCTGAAGTCAATTTTTCCTTCATCCCACTCATCCTTGCACAGAAAGAGTCTCGCCTGCTGCCGCCCTCTGGTTGCGGAGGCTTTAGGTTCATGCCCTGTTTTTTCGCAGAGGCCCGACCCTTGGCGTTTAAACCGCCCTTCTCTGACTTGCCTTCTTTCCTCTGCCATGCTGGTGTTTTAGGCATTTGCCTTCTCCAAAACCGCCTTGCAAAGTTGCACAAAATCACTATGGGTTAAATTGCTTTTTGCAACATTAGCCACACGGCAAACAAGTTGCACATTCCCGACAATGTAACCTTGAGTAGAGTCTATACGATCTACACTGCAATTTGTTGCCACAACACCGTTGGCAAGCTCCATAGTCATTTGCCATCCTGTTAAAGCACAACAGCCATTCTGCGTATGCCAAAGCAATTCAAGCGCATCAAGCGAAATAACTTCACCTGCTTTTTTGCGTTGAATTGCCTTTGAGCGTAAATACTGCAAGTATGAGCGTGTGGACTTAGTGCGCTTAAATGCGGTGTATTGAAGTTTTTCTTCGCCCCAAGTGCGCTTGTGATAAGACACTTGTTTCACGGCAATACATTTTTTACACCATGAGTTGTATTTTGGTGTTCCATCAACTTTTTTGCCTGTCGTGTAAAACAAGTCCAAAGCCTTTGTCACACCGCAATTCGTACAGTGTTTTTCAATGACGGCGCTTAAACTACCCATTTGCTACTTTCAAGTGCAACCGTGCATGCTCCTTGAGCAGTGGCTGTAGAGCGTCTTGCTCAAAGTTGCGGGTAAATTCTTGCGTGCCAATGTGTGGCAGGCTGATCATTGGGTCAAGATGAATCTTGTATCCGTGCTCTCTGGCCCTGCGGCAGAACAGGTAGTCTTCGCCAATGTACTCGCCATCGATGATGGCAAAGTCAAACACTGCATACTCATCTGCGCCGTCCCCATCACCCTTGTACTTCCACTCAGGGTGGGCTGCAATCAGGGACTCAATGACATGGCGGCGAATGAGCATAAAGCCCGTTGCTACGCTCTCAACCCGCATCAAGCCGTTTTCATCAAACTCCAACTGGTTGTGTTCATCCAGGTAGAAGTCCAAGAAAAACTTGGCATCTGCCGCCCTGCGGGGATACGTCCCGGCCACAATGTCCCGGTCTGTAGACAGGGCCAAGAGGCGGGTCACAGCCTCGACATTAATGACCACATCGGCATCCACAAACAGCAGATCAGTACAGTCTGAATCCATGAAGTTGGATACCAGCTTGTTCCGTGCCTTAGTGATGATTGAGCATCCAGACAGGTGAACCAGATGAATCTGGACACCCATCTTGTCTAACTTGGGGACGAGTTGCGCTATGGCAAAGCAGGTCTTGATGTTGACCTTGCCATCGTAGCAGGGGATCGCAATCATAAGCTTGCGTCCCACCAAGTTGAAGCTCTTATCAGCCATAGAAAACAACTGCGGTTGTTGCTGCCGCACACACCGCAGAAACATTTGTGTTGCACTTAATCCCTTCACCAGGAATTAACATGCTTACAGATCCTGCTGCTGCGGGGGCAGTAAATGAAAAAACTGCGGTTCCACCTGTCCCATCATTTAGCGTCACCGTCCCGCCCGAGGCATAACTGATGACAATGCCTTTGATGCGAGTTGGGCCATTAAAGATGGTGGTTGTTGCGCCAGCGGCGGCGGCACTTGATTTAACGTCAGTTTGCATACCCATAATTAATCTCCTGTGAAGCGGGGGCCGAAGCCCCCTAGATCAATTAAGCGGATGCTGGAAACTGCGAACCGTTAGAGTCGGCAACCGTGTAAACGATGGTGTACTGCACCGTACCAGCAGTAACAGCGGCAACAGTAGGGGTCATTGTGGCAATCACTTTAACGTCCGTTGCGCCAATACCAATCCCGTTGGGGGATGCAGTAGAAGCTGCACCACACCATGCGCCCAATTTAGCGGCTGCGTTACTGATAGCAGCACGGCCAGCAGTAGTCACATCTGTAGCGGCCCAGTACAAAGCGGCGGTAGTGCCATCCCCAATGCTAACGTTGGCGGCAGTGGAGCCGGTGAACGCAACAGTGGTGTCGATGTTAATTTCAAGGATTTGTGCGCCAGCAGGCAGGACACAGATGGTGTCGGTGGTAGCCGAAGCGGCTTGACCGGCGTAGTTCTTTTTAAAGGTCTGAGAAACAACGGTTGCGCCGCAGTTTTCAATCGTGCCGACAGTCGTGCCGGTGGTGTTACGAACAGTGCCCAACAACCAGGGGCCAAGGTGAGTTGCGAATCCCATAAGAATATCTCCATGCGTTAAGGTGTATCAATCTTGCATGACAGTCAGCCGGGACTGTTTGATACACCGGTTTTCCCGGAATGCCTCATTTATACCATGTAGTTTAAACGGACACAAGAAAAAAGGGGGCTTGTGGCCCCCTTTTTTACTTACCTATCAGGACGATCCGGGTGAACCGAAAATTCCCAAAGGATCCGATACGCCGAAGCTGTAACGCTCACGGGCCTTGTAACGCACGTTGCCAGTATCAAAATCACCGTCCATGGAGTTGGACAGAGGGGTACGGACAAAGTGCTTCAGGCCGTTAGGCACATCAGACAACAAGAACCAAGCGTTGGTGTCGGTCAGATAATGGTTAACGCAGTAACCTTCTGGGATCGAACCATTGTTCTTCAGAGCGTTGATGTCGTTATCGGTAGTACCGACACGCAATTCCGTCTCCAGGAGGCGGGTTGCAACGAACATCAAGTTCGGGGGAACAACCAATTTCTTGGGCTTGGCGGCGATCAACAGGCCACGCTCATCCGTCCAACCGGCAATTTGAATAACTGCGTTTTCCAACGAAGTCTCATTCAAGTCAGCGGCGGTGGTGGGGCGGTTGCTGTTGGTTCCACCAGAGATCAAGGGGTGGGCGGTGTTACACAAGGAAACGCCGTCACCGTAAGTCACCGTGGTGCTGAACGCATTGTTCAACACAAAGGCGGCTTTGACCTGCTTGGTGTATGCCATTGCACGGGCCAACGATTTGGTGTAGCGGCTGGACAACGAGTCATACAAGTTGTCTTCCACTGCTTCTTCCGTGATGGAGAAGCCCATAGCGATGGTTTCGTGGTTGTAACGAGCAGTCCATGCTTCCTGTGCGTTGTCGTACTGGATCGCAGAACCTTCGTTCTTGACCGGTGCGGCAGAGAAGCCAGAAAGTTTGGTTTCTTCTTCAAAAGAACGCTCAGAGGTTTCGGTTTCATAAATTTCTTTATGTTCCTCACCATAACGGGCGTACTCAAGACCAAACAATGCATTCAGACCAGGGAGCAACTCTTTGAGTAGCTGGGCACGGGAAATAGCCATTTCTTACTCCTTAAACACCAGTGGTGTTGTTATATTGGTGAGTGTTGATTTTCACCAACAGTTCGGTGTAAGTGTCAGCTGCGGTAGCAGTTTCAGGCACAACATCGATCACACGGATTGGAATGGTGGCGGTAGTGCCTGCACCGGTCAAGGTCACAGCGAAAGCAGAGTTACCAGTGGTGGTACTGCCAGCGTTGAGAACCAGGGCCAAGTTAGTGCCGACAACGGTACGACCTGCGGAACTCATGGTAGTGCCAGAAGACACAACAGCCACTTTGAAAAGTGCTTGCTGGTCATCAACCACATACGCATAAGCGGGGTTGGTCGAGGTGCTGATGGAAGCAGGCAAATACTGACCTTCAACGGTTTGACCGCTGGAGTTCACATATGAACCGCCGACACACACGCCGACAATTGCACCAGAGTTGGTGGTGGTTGAGAGAACCAGATAGCCGGTGCTGTCAATTTGAACCGTATCTCCAAAGAAGATGGCGGTTGCAAAAGAAGCGGCAACGGGAATCTGTCGGAAAGCACCAGCGTAAGGCTTGCCGTCAATTGAATTGACAGGCTTTAGACCATACGGGGCCGAGACAGTGGGGTAAGCCATGTTGGACTCCAAAAAAGTTTAAATACTCTTACCGATAGTGACCTTGGAGCTACGTTCTTTGAACATGGGCATCCGAGGATCGCTATCACGCATGTAGTTGTTGTCCACGGATTGCATCTGAGTATCAGCCACTTGCTGGTAATACTCATCACGCTGAACCGTAAACTCAACCGGGGTTTTGCAAAGCAACAATCCACCGACCTCAATACCGTCAGGAAAGCGCCCGTTAGGGTTGCTGACCAAGCGGAGTTTTGGCTGGGAGACGGCCTTTACAGGTTCCCATCCCTCACGGAGCTTTGAAGAAATATTCGTGGGATCAGGGTTGTTTAAGGTGCTCAGACGGATCCAGCGGAAGGCATAGCCATCTTCTGGTTCGGGATCAGGCAACAGAGTAGGCGGCATCCAACGCTTGGGACGCATATCTGCTTCACGACTTTCAAGGGCACGCTTTTCACGTTTCTGCTCATCCATTTGTACTTCTCCTAATTTCCAGAACCTTACGAGCATAGAGTTCCAAAGGAATTCCAAGCCGCTTGGCGATGTTGACCTCAGAGGCCGTCAGTGTGATCTTTTTGGGAGCAGTACTGCGACTTGCCGAAGCAACTACATTTGACTTTGGGCGGCGATTCGCATCACCGGGTTCCGCAGACTCAAACTTATCTGGGAACACTTGGCGCAACCTACCGTTTAAACGCTGGTAGTATTCGTCACTCTTTGGGTCTACACCGTCCTCGTTGATGAGCTTGTTATGCACTGCTAGTGCAAAGCCCGTCATCTCAGTATCTGGCCCAAACCAAGGGTTGGCACGCTGCCAATCTTCGGCCTTGTGGTCAGGCGGTGGAGCACTTGGACTCGTTTGTACAACATTTTCCTGGGCCTGTAAAGGCTTCGGCTTAAAATTGTTTACACGATCTGCCTTGATTTTGGCATTGGTAAGCTCTTCTTGGGCATCGACCAGGGCTTCTGAGTCTCCGTCCTCGTAGGCTTTCTTGTATTTGGCTTTTGCCTGATCAATTTCCTGGGCAATTGTTCGCTTTACTTGGTCAAGCATGAGGTTCTGATTGGAGTCAACCGTGCCTTTAAGGCGTTGATTTTCTTCATAAACCTGCTGTGCAATGCGAATGGCCTCCTCTTTTTCACGCAGAGCGGTTTCTTTTGCCCTGCGCTCATCGTGGTAAGCCTTGTGGAATTCACGGGTTTTGGTTCGATCCCGTTTGGAATACGTTGCCAATTCCTCGTCTGTAGGTTCTTCGGGCGGGGTTTTCATTGGCTCCCGGCCACGATCTTCCTCTGGGGTATCGTCAATTACCTCAATTTCCGGTTCATCGGACTCAGGCTCAACGATCTTGCCCCCAGCTTTGGATTGTTTTTCTTCCACCTCATGTGGAAACTCAAACTCAGTTTTTTCAATTTCAGCCATGTTTTCCCCTACGCACGGGTTATTCCACGGGGATCTTGGACAACACCTTCGACAGAGTCATCGTTGATCAACCGGAATTCTTTGCCATGAATCTTGATCCGTGTCCCGGTATTGGGACGGACAAGAACGAAATCTCCCACCTTGCACGAAGGCCCGGACGGGAAACGCTTGGTGTCCTTAAAAGCATCAGGCCCCATCTTCACCACGAAGAGTACCGGCGACAGTACTTCCTCAAAATGTATGGTTTGCCCAGCTTTAACCAGACCGCTTTCATACTCCTCTTCAATGTCCGGGAGGACACACAGAAGGTAGAACGTAGCTGGATCAGGCACTTGTTTGGCCTTCTCCTCTGCCGTGGTATTCAAAATACCCGACAGATCTATAGCCGCAACATCAAATTCACTCATCGTCAAAGTTCTCCATTTTTTTCGCAAGGTCGGAGATTAAAGATTGTGCAAACACCAGACCCCGAATGTTGCCGCACATTTCCCGGTAGGCGGCGTAGTCTTGCGCTGCGCCACCACCCAGACTCTCAAGCAGGTTCGCTTCCCGCTCTTTAAGTTCTTTGATGAGGTAATTGATTGCTTGATCTAGCATCATTGATTCCGTTTAAATATGTCCACTTGAACTTTCTGGTTGGCCTGCTTCTCCTGCGAAGCAATCCGGGCCATGTCCATTTCCTTCTGGTTCGCAATTCGCTGCGACTCAATGTTTAAACGGGCCTGGGCCAACTGGGCATCAGACTGATACTTCTGCGCTTTTGCCTGGGCATCCATCTGCTTGATTTGCAGTTCCTGCTGTTGCATTTGAACCATAGGATCCTGTGCCTGTTGCTGGGCCTGGGCCTGTTGTGCCTGGGCTTGATTTGCCTGGAGGAGTTGCTTCGCACCATCGGCCACCAAACGGGACACTTGAACTTCGATGTCCTCTGGCAGTTTCTGGTCAGGGGGAGGCAATGGCACTCCGATCTGCTCTTCGATCTTTCTTCGATACTGGAACGCCAGATGCTCTGCAATGTGGGACATTGCCGCCGCCTGGATCTTCTGGGCCATCGGGTTTTGTCCGATAGTCTGGGCGATCATTGGATCCTGCATGAAGGATGTGTGGGCGGCGATGTGGGCATCGTGGTCTTGGTAGATGAATGCCTGGGTTGGCTTTCCGTTGAGGAAGGCCATGTTCTCGCTGACAGGATCCCGTGGTGTTTGGTCATCGTCCACTGGAACCAGCTTTTCTGCGTTCTGAATCCCCAGAACCTCAATCATCTGGCGGTGCAGATTGGGCAGGTTATATATCTGCGGGGCCTGGGCGGCCAACTGAATCACCGCCTGATACTGCATGATCCGCTGGGCCATCGTGCTGGAGTTCGGGTCACTGACCGGAATCACCTCAACGATGTCATAGTCAGACTGCTTTGCCTTGGGGTTCCCGCCATGGGGCATGTACTCATACTCACTGGGCGCATAGTCCCGGATGATTCCTTTGAGCAGTTTGAATTCCTGCTTCATGGAGTAATGGACACGGGCCTGAACGGCCCCCATGGTCTTTAAGGTTCTTTCCAGAATTGCCAGGGTTGTCCCTACGGGGGCCTGGGAACTCATGTCACTGATCTTCATGTCAGAGATAGAACCCAATCTGCGTCCCTCTTCTGTGATCTGATTGAGCAGGGTCAGGAGGGTTGCGCTGGGTTCCTTATAGGGGAGCGCCATGACGTTGTCTTTGATCGCTCCACTGGGAACGTCCACATCCCGGAATTCACCTGGAGCGATTGGCGTATCGTCACCCTTGATTCGCATGCCACGGGACTTCAATCCACCGGGCAGATTGGACAGGGTTCCAGCATCTACCAACTGGCGAATCAGAGAAGTACCTGCACGGGCATAACCGCCGATCACATGGATCAGTCCCATCCCGTAGAAACCAAACCCTGGGATATAACAGTAATCCACGAAATGCTGGCGCTTGGCTTTGTGGTCATCGTCTTCCAGCCAGTTGCGGTAGATTGCCAGGACATCCCCGGTTCCCCGGTCGATGGTCACCACATAGGGCAGGGCAATGCCGGTAGGTTCCCCGTCTTTATCCACATCCTCAAACCCCTCAATGTCCAGGTCTGTGTGGATCTCAAGGATCTGGTAGCGGTTGTCATCGGAAGCCTTATAGCCTTGCTGTTCGGCTTTCTTCTTCTCAATGTCCGTCATTATGTTGACGGGGTCGCCCAGGTCTATATCCCGGTAAAACCCGCTGACCTGGAGCTTCTTGATCTCATTCTTGGTCTTACGCATCACATGGGTGACCCGTTCTGCGTTGTTTAAATTCGATGCCCCGTAAGGCACGATAACGTCCTCTGCCGGGATATACAGGGCTACCTGCCGTCCCATGGCCGGGTCGTAGTAGACCTTTTTAAACGCAGAACCTGAAAGCCCCAGGGAGTAGAGCATCCGCTCATGTTCCGGGCGGTACTCAGGCATTTCTTCCGTCAGCTTGAAGTTCATGTCATCCCGGACACGTTGGGCTGCGTCTTCCTTCATCTTGTCAATTGCACCAATGATCTCGGTCTTTACCGGGCCTTGGGCTGGGAAGGTTTCCATGATGGACTCAGCCTGAAACTTGATGGCCGCTTCTGTCAGGATGGTTGAGAAAACCCCACATGCCCCGTTCCATGGCTGCGTTCTTTCTTCATAGTTCATGCCCAGAACTTCCAGGCCCTTGACAAAGGTTTCTGCCCAATCCTTGCGTGAGGATATGTCAGCGTCCACTAACTCCATGAGGTCAGATGAAATGGCGGCAAGCTCACCTTCGTCCAGTATTTCTGCGAGGTTTGAATCAAAGTCCCCGCCGTAATCATTCTCTGGCTCCAGGGTGATCTCGACATCCCCGGTGTTAATCGTTACAGACTCCGGGTCTTCAATCTCAATACTCACGCCTTGATCCATACCTGTTGGGGCAGGGTAAAGTGCTTTATCAATAGACATAATGATCCTTAGTAATACTCCGCTTTCCTGCGATAAATGGGTTCATCTGGCTCATCAGATTCGATGGAAATAAACCCGCCTTGGCGAAACCGCATCAAAGCTTGGCTACTTGAGTCCACAAGGTCATCGTTGTCGCCGTTGGGGAACGAAGCCATTTCTTCCACGACTTCCTCTGCCCATCGGTGATCTGGACACCAAACCATCCCGGACGCAAACAGGTCAGCAATAGCGTTTACACGGGCGATCTTATCGTTTCCTTTGCCCGGTGTATATTCCGACACCGGAATTCCTGTCCTACGCATCTCATAGATCAAGGGAGCGCCTGCCGCCCTCTTCTCTACGATCAATGTGTCTGGGTTCCATTCCTGATACATCTCATACGCCTTCTTCTTTAGCTCCGGGAACTCAAGACGTTGTTTAAACGCATCCAGAAGGATGATATTCGGACGTAAGTTGCCCTTTCCATCGGAATGATCAAAGATTCCCCAGGTGGTACAGGCTGAATAGTCGGCCCTGTTGTTGGTTTCAAAGGCCGTATCCCAGGATTGGATGATGTAATCACAAGGGGGAGGGTCTTCTTTCTCCCAAAGCCGCCACATATCCCGCTTTATGATGGCCCCTTCCTCTGATGTGGGGTTTTGTTGGTACTGGGCCTCCCATTTGGACACTGGAAGTTCAGCTTTTAGGGCCTCAAGCTCTTCTTTCTTCCAAAATGCAGGCCATAACGGGGTTCCTGAGGGCAAAATTGCGGGGAAATCAATCACTTCCCACTCATTTACCCCATCTTTTTCCGAATTCTTAAGGATCTGGCCCGTCAAATCCCTCTTTGACCACCTTGTCATCACAATGATGATGGCCCCACCCGGCTGTAAACGCTGTCGAGGGCCTGATGTGTACCACTCATACACATTGTCAAACACCGCAGGGTTGCCCTGCTTGGCCTCCTGCTCCGAATGCGGGTCATCAATGATCAATACATCTGCGCCTTTTCCGGTAACGGCTCCCCCGACACCGATGGCGAAGTAGTCACCTCCCTTGTCCGTGTTCCAACGGCCAGCGGCCTTTGAATCTGAAGACAACTGCGTATTGAATATCTTCCTGTAATCCTCCGACTGCACCAAATTCCGGACTTTACGGCCAAACCCCACGGCCAACTCGGCAGTGTGGGCGGTCTGGATGATCTTCTTCTCCGGGTGCTTGCCCAAAAACCAAGCTGGAAGCAGGTAGGAGGCAAACTCTGACTTGGTATGCCTGGGAGGCATATTGATGATCAGACGTTTCAAATCCCCATTGACAACACGCTCAAAGGCATTTGCCATGATCTGGTGGTGCTTACCCGAAATAAACACCGGCCACATCTGCTGGACAAAGAACAGGTAAGACTCCCTGCACCGCTCAATCCTGTCCATCTCCAGTAGGGCAAAGATCTTCTTGCGTTCCGCATCAGGAACCCTGTCCACCATCTGGATATACCCATCCACTTCCTTACGGGTTAGGAGACTCATAGGGAAAGAATCTTCTCAACAGATTTATCAACCAAACGGACACCGTAAAACTTTCTGGGCTTGACAGTGATGAAACCATCGGACTTCAGCCTGTGGACAATCCTGTGGATATTGGAACGGGACTTCAACCCAAGCCCACGGGCTATCACATCGTAGCTCGGTGGGATGCCGTGTAAACGCACATAGGCCCGGATGAAGTCCAGGACAAGCTTTCTGCGTTCGGTTACAAGTTCCATGGCCGAAGTTTAAACGAGAACAAGTGTTCGTGCAAGCACTCACTCACATATATATACCCCCCCGTTTTAAAACAGGTACTTCAGATATGGTTTCTCATATTGATGGGGGTGGGTGGGGA